TCTCAATTCTCTCAAGTCGAATGTTCTAACTCCATCAACTGTGATACGTCCGTAGAAACGGTTGTTAACCATTTTCTTAGCGTAACGTGTCATAATACCTTTGATAGGTGTGAAGTTGAATGGATTGTACATTGTAGGAGTTAATTGTAGAGGTACGTACGGTGCGTAGATGTAACCTGTGTCTAACAATGATGTTCCTTTGTGTCCAAGTAACACTTGGTTAGCCGGGAAGTAAGGATCACGGTAAACTTGGTAACGACCTGCTAATGTACCAACTCTTTCAATACCCATGTTGTACTGATCTTGCTCAGGAGCCGCGTTAGATACGTGGAAGTATTCTAAATCGTCAAAGATTGCAGAAACCTCAGATGATACAACGATCCAGTTAGCACCACCTCTCAAAGTAGATTTGTGGATTTGTGCTGACAATTGGTTGATTGCTGTAATCAAAGTTTGGTTCCAGTCTTTCTGAGTGTAAGCCGCTTGGTTGTTAATTCTTCTCCATCCGTTGTAGTCCCAACGTAAGTTCCAAGCCGCACCTTTTCTAAGGTCACGAAGGATCTCACGATCGATCTCAGCCGCTACTTGCTCTGACAACAATGCTGTCAATTCTGCTTCAGCGTCGATGTTGTGGAATGCCGCAACGTCTTGAGCTAATTCAGGTGACCATTGTGCTCTTAGTTTTCTTTCTGTAACAGAAACTGTTACTGACTCAAGGTCAAAAGAAACCTCACCAATTTGGTCAGCGAATTCTAAATCTTGGTATCTTCTGTAGATTGCCAAGAATGAAGTTGGAGTTGATCCAGTACCTGTAGAACCTGAATAGATAGTAGTACCAGTGTAACCATCTAAAGATGTAGCGTCACAGTTAGCACATACTGGACAAGAAAGGTCAACTTCTAAGTAAATACAACCTTCTTCATCACAGATATCATAGAATGAACCACCGTTACCTGCATTAGTTGCGGTAGGGTATCTGTTAGTGTTGAATTCAGTTTGATATTGTGTACCATATTGTACAATTCCTTTACCGTAAACTTGAGTAACAACTCTAAATAATAGAGGAATATAGTTACCTGCAGAGTTTTGGAAAGTGTTACATGGAACCGTGTCAGCTGAAATTGCGTTTGTCCCTACAATTTTCAAGTCAGATAAAAATGCCTCTGAATCCATTTCTTGACCGTCAGGACCGATTAATTTACCTTGACCTGCTGTTGCGAAACCACACATTTTAATAATTTGTTTTCTAACACCAACACCAGTGTTCATTGGTCCATTAACTAGGAAACCATTTGACCATACTTGTGTAACTGTTGGTGAAGTAACTGCCGTCCAAGTACCTTTAGAGTAGTCGAACAATCCTGGAGGATCTAAACCTGCTTCATTACCTTCATAGAACAAGTCATAAAGGTTTTTAGAATAAGGATATCCTGTTGTATAACCTTGTTGTGGGTTGTTTTCACCTGCATTTACCGCTTCTGGGGAACCGATTGGTGCGTAGTGATTACCACCTGTAGGATCACCAGCAACACCAGATGCATCTGGTTGGTATGCGTCAACATAACCATTTTGGTATCCTTGGATTTTAGGTACGAAGTAGAACAATTTACCGATAGGTAAGTTCATTGCTTGTACAGATACGATATCGTTAGCCAATAATTTAGAGAATACACGTCTTACGATTGGGAAAACTACAGTTTCGAATGCTCCGTTTGAACCTTCTCCTGTTGCTTCGTTAATCAAGTGTGACGCTTGGTTCTCATATAATTGAGCCACGTTTTCTTTTAAGTGACCTTTAAGACCTTCCAAAAAGCCTAATTTGTCCCATTTGTTAATTGTGTCTTCTTTGATAACTTTAAGGTGTTTCAACCCGATGTTACCCACAAGACCTGATTCTAATAATGCTCCCATTTTTTTGGTTTTTTTATTATTTGTGTTTATTGTTTATTTTTTAGTTAATTTTTGACATCAAATCTTTCATTCTTAAGAATTGTGGATTTTCATATGTCTTAGATTCGATCAAGTTAGCTGCTGAACCTGAAGTAGGTGTTTTAACAGTTTTCTCGATAGATTCCGTAATTGTTTTTTCGTTAGAAGTCGTGTTTGTCAACTCATTCTTGATTGATCTGTAAAGATTTTTAGATTCTTTAAGAGATTCAACATCATCAAATCTTCTAAGGATATTTATTTTTTCTTGTTTAGTAGTAGAATGTTCAGTAAACAATCTTGTTGCGTAAGCCAAGTTAGAATTGAAAACAGCAACCTCGTTTAATTTAGTTCTGAAGATGTCAAGAGCTTTTTTGTATTCTTCATTTTTTTCTCTTAACATATCAACTTCTTCATTAACTCTTGTGTTAGGTCTCTGTCTGATTTCTTTTCTGTTTATGTTTTGGTCGAAACCTTTTCTGTTACCAACTTTGTTAGCTCTAGGATAACTGTTAGTTCTTGCGGCTTCTTTAGTTTCTTCCTTTTCGTAAGTTTTGTAGTGACCGTCTTTTTCTCCAGCCTTCTTCTTAACTCCATCAACTGTCTTACGTTTGAATTCGTGTTTGTTTGATCCGTAATTTTTCTCTTCTTTATATTCAAACTTCGCCTTACCTGTACCCATAGCTTTAGTACCTTTTCCGAAAGCTTCTTTTTTATTTTCGTCAAAGCCTCCACCCATGTTAGGTTTTTTGTCGTATTTGAATTTAGAAGCGTTACCCATCCCAATACCTTTTGGTTTCATTTTAGATTTAAGAGCTTCCATGATTTGGTTTTCAAGTAAATCACCCATACCATAATCTTCTCTTGTTTCAGAATCGTACATCTCATCAACTTCAGGATCGTACATCTCATCAACTTCAGGATCGTACATCTCATCAACTTCAGGATCGTACATCTCATCAACTTCAGGATCGTACATCTCATCCATTTCAGGTACATCAACTTCAAGTTCATAGATAGTTTCACCTTCTTCCAGATCACCACCGAAATCGAAATCGCTCATTTGGAAACCGCCTTCAACTTCATCTCCGTCTTCTTCTGACAGATAGTCAAATTCAGCCGATTCTCCTAATTGGATTAGGTACTCATCTTCTCCATCTTCTAAATGAATCATGTCATCTTCTTTTTTCACAATGATTCCGTCTTCATCACCCATAGCCTTGAATACTTTCAAAACTTCTTCGTCTGACGCTCCTGTAAGATCAACCGTTTCATCATCCATGTCCATTTCTTCATCGTCCATTTCAAATTCATCTTCATCGTCCATGTCCATTTCTTCATCGTCCATGTCCATTTCTTCATCGTCCATGTCCATTTCTTCATCGTCCATTTCAAATTCATCTTCAGCTCCTGCGTCTTCGATGTCAACGTCCTCTTCTTCATCTTCAACCTCAGCTTGTTCGTTAAGAGATTCTTTTACTAATTCTTTGATTTCTTCCTTCATAGTTGAACGAAGTACTCCTTTTACATTCTCTTGTAGAGCCTCTTCCAAATTTCGAATTTGTAAAAGAGCTTCCTCCACCGTGTTTCTATTGTTTTCCATATATTTTTATAGAGTTTTCAAATAAATATCATGATATTCCAAAAAATTATTATTTACGGACATTTCTGCCAAAAAAAAATGGGAAAAGACATTTCGTCCTTTCCCATTATCAAATTATTTTTTTTGTTAATTTTAATCGATTACTTCATCGATTTTACTTTCACTGATCGAAGTAATTCTCCAATCCATAGAATAATTTTCATAAACTTTGGTAACTTTCGCTTCAACATCCGTTGGGTTATATCCACGTACCAACTTTTCTTCTCTTACTTTTTTTACCTTACCTGTTTCGTTGTCTACGATGTCAGTGGTAATTTTTGCTACAAAATATTTTTCATCCATAATTAATTAGTTTCCCAAATAATCGGTCAATCTTTTCATTAAGTCAAGAGAAGCGTTACCCGATTCTCCAACATGAAGTTCTACAGATCTTTTATTTTCCTCTTCAAGGTTTTCTTCGTAGTTTAATCTATCATCAGGATTTAAGAAAAGATATGCACCAGGTGTAGATGGAGAGGATACTAGGTCAAAACAAATTAATTCAAAATCACCTTGTACTTCATTTTGTTCTCCAACTTTTTTAAGTGATCCTACCCCACGAGAAGATATACCCAAAGTAACACCTTGACGAAGATAGTTTGCAGCTAAGTCTCCCTTTGTAGAAACAACACCTCTTTCGTGAAAACCTGGACTTGTCAACAATTTGAGTTTACCCATCAAGATAGGACCTTCCCACCAAATATCCGTGATAATGTGTGATACACGATCAAGATCGATTAAAGAAGACTCAGGGTGATTTAACTCAGAAAGTGATGTACCCTTTTGAATCATCTTTTTATAGTTCTCAGCCTCTCGCATCAATATTTCTTTTGGGTATACTCTACCGTTTCTATTTGGGGTATTATATTTCTGTAAGACCGCATAGAATTCGAATGGTTTTGAATGATCTAATAAATTTTTATTTTCTTTGATAAGGTCTAAATTTTTACCCTCGTTTGGGTTAATATATCCCGCATCATACTCAATAAGAATCCCTCTACCTGAATCTCTCGGACCTAATATTTTAAAATCGTTCATAGGTGTTTTTAACAATAAATACTAAACTGTTTGTGTTTTTGTTTTTACAACTCGAGTATTCCCTTTTTTAGTTAAATAAAACTTGAAATATTCGTTCTTGTTTAGAACATCTGAATAAACATTTTGTATGAGAGTTTTGATTATTTTTTTTAACTTTGGTGACTTGAAATCCATGTGTTCCTTCACATATAAATTCACTTCTAAATTCATGAATGATTTCTTTTTTAATTGTATCCCACTTGTTCTGAGATCTAAATCTACGATAAACTTGTCGTCAAATAATTCTCTATTTAAGTTTTCGTATACGGAGTGTTTAACGGATCGAGACATATTGAGTACTACTCGGTTCCAATTCTCGACTTCTTTTTTGGGTTCAACCCACGTTTGGATATTTAAGTAAATTGATTTTAGGTTTGTTGAATCTATGGTTCCATACTGTGATTTAAATGTACGAAACCCACTTAATTTGTTGGTTTTCCCTTTTTTCATATAAATTTTTCATAATCTATCGTTTATTTTTTAACAATACTACGCAAAATTTATATTTATATCAACAAACCAATTTTATGCTAATAATCAATGTAGATTCGAGGGGTATTGAAAAGTCCCTCAAAGAACTTAAGAGTAAAGTAATTAAAACAAGACAAAATCAGAAATTGTTTGAGCGAAAAGAATTTGTTAAAAAATCTGTAAAAAGGAGAAAAGAAATTCAGAGAGCTGCTCACATCCAAAAATTGAAGTCATCTAATTAAAGACTCTCATTCAATTTTTTAATCTTGTAATAGTTAACTTCGTTGAAAGATTCTGTGGTAACCTTTTTTATCACCTGGTCGATCTTGCCTAAAGTTTCAGTATCGTTTTCTTTAGACTTTGTTTCTTCTAATTTTTTGATAACCTCATCTTTAGTTTTATTAAATCCTTCGATCAAAGTTTCTTTTGGTGTGGATAATAAAGATTTCAATTCCTTACGATCAGACTCATTTAAAGTTGAGATATAAGACTCAATCGATTTATTTGCAATAGATACCATAGATTTCAATGGTATAGATGAAATAAGGTTTTCTGACATTATTTCTTTTTCAGATTGTAATAAACCTTCTCTAACTATTTTTTTGCTTTGGATTTTTTCCTCTAATTTTGTTAGAATATTAGAGAATAAAGAATCGATGTGTTTGTAATCGTTTTCACAAATTTCAGACCCAACCCACTCGTTCAATTTTTTCAAAGACTTAGGGTTGATTTTATTGATTGTATTTTCGTAAATTGTAATACAAGAATTTATATAATCATCAACGATTGATTCGTTAAGTCCTTTTTTTGAACCTAGTTCATCATAAAGATAATATAGTGTCGAGATGTTTTTATTCTCTAATACTACCTTTTTCAACGTCTGCAATTCTTTTTTCATGGTATCTTTACCATAAGATTTTGTCAAACGATTTTCTATTTTTGATTTTAATTCTCCGAATTTCATTTTAAAGTTTTTTAATAAATATCAACTTAATTTATTTATTTCATCAACTTCTGTCTCAGTGGTCTCTTCGTCGTATTCATCTCTATCAATCATTTCACCATCCCACCAATCATGACCACCAAACCACTCCTCAAAATTTTGCACATCATTTTCATCATCAAAGTAAGATTCTACTTCATTTTTCCAATATTCTTTAACACTAATAGTTGCGTATCGTTTAGTGACTATTTCGTAAGTATGTAGTTCTGGAATTCTAATTTGTTCTGTCTCAAAGTTAGGATTTAGTTTATATAATGCAAAAATAAAAGATAGATCATTATCATCAGCCGATAAACCAATATCCTCCAAAATACGCATTACACCCTTTCTACCATTATATGTAATTAAATCATTACTATTCTCATAGGGATCGACATCTTCTCTTATTCTTCTTAAGATGAACTTTAAGTTTTTTTCAGGAAAATTTTTAAATTCACTCATAACGATAAATATTAGTCACCAAGAAGTCTGTTTAGTTCTTCCTCTATTAGTCCTAAAGATTGATTGGCTTTTTGGAAATCTAAAAATTCATCTTCCTCAAACATTTCACTCTCAACTAATAATTTAAGATTATCTTTCTTAACATTTTCAGGTAAACCTGCCGGTGGCGGAGGAGCTCCTCCAGCTTCAGGTGGTGGTGCAGGCGCTCCAGCTTCAGGTGGTAATCCTCCTGCCTCAGCACCTCCTGCCGGTGGTGCCGCAGCTGTAGATCCACTTACGGGTTTGTATAACTTATCAACCGTGTTGAATATACCTGTAGACGTAATAATTGTTGGTGTATTGTCAAGTTCGGCTGAAACTGCTCTTTCCATTCTAATCTGTTGAAGTTCTGTTTTGATTTCTTCATCGGAGAATCCAAAGATGTGTTTTTTAGCCCAAGTTGCCGATGTTGGCTGGATTGATTTAGGTATTTCAGAAACAATATCCTTGTAAAGTAATACTTTTTCTTTCCA